TCATCAGCAAACTTTATCCAAGGACTTACTTTGATAGTTGATATTCCAAGTTGACGAATAGTTATGGATTCCATAGTAATAGGATTATCTAAAATTAACACAATCCTATCGTCTTCATCACAAGGACAAACTTTTGAAAGTATTTCCTCACCTGATACTAATTTAATGATAGCATAAAAATCTTCTTCCATTTATTTCTTAAAGTCTAGTTGTATAATTTCATAATTAAACTTTTCTTCATTATAAATCTTAATTCTTTCAATTAAATGATTTAAAGTGTAATTCTTTTTTGATTTGTAAGTAATATCGTCTGCAATATCATAAAGAATTGCTTTATTCTTATTTTCTCCTTTACGAAGAATTCTACCTATAGATTGTAAATTTCTTACTCTTGATTTACTTGGACTAGCAAAGACAATATTATGAAGATTTTTAATATTAATGCCAGTACTAAATGTTCCATAAGATGCAACAATAATCGCATCGTTTTCTTTTTCGGTAATTTCCCTTACCTTTTCTCTTTCTTCAGCATCCACACCACCGTAGACAAAAAATATTTTTCTATCTTTTGCTGCTGAACTATTTATCATCTCATATAAAGGTTGTCCGTGAGTTTCAACACGACTATAAAGAATTAAAGTATTTCCTTTTAAATCTAAAGATAAGTTTTTAATAAACTTATTTCTTTTATCGTGAGAGATTAAATATTGTATTTCATCTTCATATTCATTAAATTGATGTTCGTTATGTTTCAATAACAGAACTTTAATTTGTAGTTTTGACAAATAACCTTTTTCAATCAGTTCTTTTGTCTGTGTAACCTTGTATGAGGGACCGAATAAACCTTCTAGAACCCACTTGTGAGTCTGCGAACCATCCAAAGTACCTGTGAACCCAAAACGATACTTTGCGTTATCCATTTTCGTCATAATACCAACCAAAGACTTAGACTTAAATTGGTGTGCCTCATCTCCAATCACTACATCAAATTTCTCAAAGAAAGACCTAGGAAGATTATAAATTGATTGCCAGGTTGTAATCACTACATTTTTATTTGTAGTCTTTTCTTTACCAGAGTAAATCTTATGACAATACTCTTCGGCATTCCACCCATAATCATCAAAGTCTTTATACATTTGTTCTACTAATGAAGTAGTAGGAACAATCAGTAAAATATTATGTTCTTTTTCTACAAAATATCTAACAATTGAGTAAATCATCAAAGACTTACCAGAAGCAGTTGGAGAAATTAAAAGTTTACGATTATACCTTAAAGCATCATACACAGCAGTTATTTGATAATCTCTTGGTTCGTGTCTTGATATACTTTTCATATAATCAGAGACACCTTCCATAGAAATCATCTCATTCTCCTCAAATGGAGAACCATAAAACTTATTGTCTTTAAACTCTACTGTATATTCACAGTTTTTAGCCCAAGCAACTAGTTTATCCAAAAGACCAACATAGATTGTATTGTCCCTCGTATCAAATAAATGAATTTCTCCATTCCAATATTTACTGCGATATTGGGGCATAAAACGGGCATTTGGAACTTCAAATTTAAAATAATCTCTCAATTCGCATCTTATGTATTCTTCACTACAAATAACTTCTAAATAAATTTCATTTTTCTTTTTGATGATTATATGACTGCTAGAGATATTTTGACCCTTTATATGTTCCATTATAATTATAATTCAATAATTTTTTATTAGAAAATGAACGACCTTCTTTAATATATCTTATTGCAGTATTTCGTCCTATACTGTATTTATCTACTGCCCATCTGGCAGCTTCATTTATACTTTTAAATTTTATTCCTTCAACTTCAATTTGAATTTTTTGACTATTAGATTCTAATTTTTTATTTGATATTTGTATTTTTTTCTCTTTGGTTTGATTTTTCCATCCATCTTTTACTTTTCTACTTCTCCATTTTTTATGCTCTTCACTTTCTTTTTTTCCTAACATAGATAAGGCACATTTCATTTTTGTTTCCTTTGTGTGCTTATATCCCAAAGTCCCTTCACCACCAAAAGTCGCATTATATTCTGGATTCAATTCTTTAATTAATCTTGGTTCTTCCACATTTAATAAAAATATTTCTTCACCTTCCAATATAATTTCAAAAGAAAAATTTTCTTCACCATATTTTCTTATTGCTTTAATAATTGGTTGATTATTTTTTTTCTTTGAACGAGCAGTTGACAAATGCTGATTAAATCTACATTTTGGATTTTTTTGACTTGTGAATCCTATATAAAATTTTTGATTTAAAGTATTTGTTATTTTGTATATAACAGACATAAAACATATTTCCATCCCATATTATTTATAATAATATTAGCCATATCCTGCCGTAAATCTCATATATTCAATAGCATTTTTTATTTGGTAAGTTCTATTTAAGATTGTCTTTAATATACTTTCCAAATAACTAAGCATTGTTTGGTAGTAATCTATTTTGGATGCTGACTTAATTAAGTCTTCATCAGCATCCATATACTTATCTATATCTGGTTTTAAGACCTTATGGTCGAATGGATTTTCTTTATATACATCTGGTTCTGCTTTACCAGAGTAATACATCCATTTTTCTTTTTTTAAAATCTTATATTTATTTTCTTCTAGTTTTCGAAGAAGAAGAATGTTATTGTAAATTTTATAATATTTTGCATGAAGAGCAGGTATTTTAATAGACTCATCGTGTAAATTGTCTTGGTCTATAATCGAATCTTGCTCCCATAATGATTGAATTTCATCAAGGTTCATAATTTCAATAAGTTGTTATATCATATAAAGTATACTTGAAATTTACTTGAGCCGTAACATATTGGACTTCAGTGTTAGTGGCATCAAAATTAATTGTAGAAAGTGATGTTGGAAATAAACCTTTAAAACTAACTGTTGCTACTGGATTATAATTGCTGTTGTAAATGATTAAACTTCCATCAGATTGACCCGCAGATGCGTCTTGAACTCCTGGATTGTATGGGTCTTGATTGAGAAATTCTTGATATTCAGCAACACTTTCTGGATATCCAAGACCTCTTATCCAGTTATGAACTTGAAGATAATTTTCTAAATTTTCATCAACAAAAAATTTTAAATTAAAATCATCATAGGTAATTTTGTCACCAGGAATTGGAATATCCTTCAAGTAAGTTGGTTGAACTGCTACCCCAAGATTAATTCCAGGTATTTCTGCTGAATTGGAAAAGAAATCAATTTTTGGATATTTTGATAGAACAAACTTAAATCCTAATGGAGATAAGTAATTTTTGTTTCCAATTTGATTTGATAACGAGGGTGAAGCCATTTTTATTTTTATTTATAGGCATAAAAAAAGGGTCCTTTCGGACCCTCGAAAAATGTGAAAAGAAACTCACATAAGATTTTGGACTTGTACTCTTCTGTAGTAACGGTTTGAGTTGGTCTGAATACGACCAAGGTTGGTCTCAACACCAGACGACTTACCTTCTGCAAATGGGTTGGCAACAAGACCATAACGGGTCTTGAATCCAATTTTTGGTTGGAAGGTGTTCTCACCAACGGCACGAACCATTTGGAGAGGAACATAAGGACAATAGAAGAGACCTGCATCATAAGGGGAAGAACCCTTATAACCGACAACGTAGTATTGACCACCAGTTGCACCAGTTGCTGGGTTGCCAGCACCACCCGAATATGGGTCGATGTAAACTTTATACTTACCGTTGAGAACACCAGCAAAAGTATTGCCAGTATCATCTACGTTAAGGTTTGCATTGAGTGCAGGAGTGTAGTCAAGGAGACCAGCCATTGAAAGTGCAGAAGCAACATCCGAAGAACACATGATGATGTTGCCCTTTCCACGACGAGTTCTTTGTGCGATTGCGTTAGCATCACGCTCGATTTGGAAGATAAGACCCTTGAACTTCTCAACCGACCAACGACCGTTGGAGTCGATGTCGAGGTCAAAAGTACCAGCAGTAGCAGTGTTGAACTGAGCACCAGATTCAGCAGTCTTGTAGATAGTACGAATAACTTCACGGTTGATTTCAGCAAGAATCTCTGTTGAGAGAATGTTTGCTAATTCCGCTTCAGCATTCAGACCGTGGATTGCCTTGAGGTCTTGTGCGAGTTCCAGTGAGTATTCAGCCTTGAGTGCTCTTGACTTTGCAGTAACGGTGACTTTCTCGATTGAGAATGCCATTTCGTTAAAGCTTTCTTGACCTGATGCACCAAGTATTTCTGCATCAGCAGTGGACA